CCCGTCAGGGCCGGTAATCAGCCCGCCATCTCCCGCCACATACGAGGCATGAGGGTTAGCACTGGCAAACGCCCCCGGAATACCCGGTGCCGGGTACTGGTTCATGTGTGTCTGAAAAGTATTCATATCAGTAACCTCGTTTCAGTTTTGCACCGGGGAAATCTGCCGCAAACGTCGATGCGCTGGCCTGATCCATCGCCACACGGGGAGAGGATTTGGCCGTCTGCTTCTGCTCAACGGCAAACTTCACCATGCTGCGGTACGCACCGGGGTGAATACCCTGAATATCGATCCCCGTCTGTTCCAGCGCGGTACGGTAAACATCTTCGGCGCAGTCCATCGCCACCACATCGCCACCACATCGCCAATCAGCGGTCGCACTTCAGCTTCAGCCACACGGACGGCGCGGAAATTTTCAGCAGCCCGTTTCGTTGCCTGGTCAGTTGCCAGCCTGATTGCTGCATCCATCGCAGGTTTATCGACTTTCACATCGTCGGGTTTCACATCAGCCTCTTTTGTTTCGGGGGCTTCGTCGGTTGTCGGAGACAGTGCGGATTTAATTTTTTCCAGCACATCATCAGGAACTTTGCCGGACAGCAACGCCAGTACACTTTCCATCGGGCTGTCGGTATCAAATGCCTTCGACTCGTCAGTTAACCCGGTATCATCATCCCCGACCAGCTCCGGTACGGCTTCTGCTGATTCCATCAGTTGCGCCAGCTCCGCCGGTTCAATATCCATATCCTGTGCCAGCCGTTCGCTGTAAGCAGTTTTTACCGCGCTGGCGATAGCTGCCGGACGCTTATACTGCGCCATCAGGCGTAACAAATCCCCGGGAGCCGCATCCTGCGCCAGACGCGGCGCAAGATAGGTTCCCAGCGCGGTAAGCACCGCCACTTCTTTTTTACTCAGTTTCATGCGTTTTAGCTCCTGAGGGAGAGAGTCCATAACAAGACAGTCCGACCCTACCCGGCCATCGCCGACCAGGGCCACATGATTTCCCACGATATTCCGCATAACGCCGTCATACGGCTCACCGTCGGGGGTGGTTCCCGGCGTCATATCTGCCACATAGGCATATGACGATGAGATTTCCCGTTGTTCATCCGTTTCTATCCCCGCGATGGCGGAGTTGTCCCAGATGGACATGCCGTTAACCAGATAGGTACCGTCAAACTCGCTGTTGGCATGAGTCGTCCCCACCCGGTACTCGCGCGCGGGCGCGCCCGGATAATCGGGTTTGTGTCGGCACAGGACGGGAATATTGTTGAAGGTTGAAACTGCCTTGCGCAGTTCATCGGGGTCACGGTAAAGCTGATAAAGTTTTTTGGGGTCGAGTCCCAGCGCTTCCGCCCCCGGTATTTCATACCCGAAATAACCGCAGACGTTCGCCTTGCTGAGATTACTGCGCTCAATCTGGAGGCGACCGACTTTATCGAACTGCCTTACCGATGCCCGGTCAAACGCCAGCATTTCGGTAATAATCATTTTTTCTCCAGTCCGGGAATAACGGCCTCCCAGCCACACCGGCAGTTGATTTCTTCGCCCGGCAGTACCCACTTACCATCCAGAAACATCCCCTTTCGCAGGTCAAACCGTTTACCGTTCGCCTTCACATGCGACGGACGCCATGTTTTACCCGCGCGGGAATGCCTCCAGACACCTTCAGTGATACCCACCGAACGCTGTCTGGCGGCCTGCATTACCGACGTTGCCTTATTGTTCTGGTCGCGGGCAATCAGCGCCGCGCGCCGTCGTGTGATGCCGTAACGTTTTTCCAGTTCATCGGTCAGCGTTTTCAGGTCACGTCCCCGGCCAACAGACTGCATGACCAGTGTTTCCACCTGGGTGAGATGTTGCTGCGGGATGGAGCGAATGAGGTTCACATTCTCCGTGATGCTGGCCTGAAGTGCGGTATTCATCTCCGTTGTCATACGGAAAGGAACCGTAAACCCGGCATCACGGAGCGCAGTGTACAGTGACGCATCGCTGTTTTTCAGGACATCACCGGCAAACCGCCTCGCCAGCCGCAGGGCCATTTCGTCAAAATTTTTCTGCCAGCGCCGGGCAAGTTGCTGCATGGCACCACGCATCAGGTTAACGGGGGACGCATCCTGCGCGAGGTCTGTTTTACGGTACTCAGCCCGCAGCCAGTAAAGTACACTGTTGTGCATCCCACTGACGGCATTATCCAGTTGTCTGCGGTACCAGGCCTCAATCCCCGCGTTGGGTGAAATCCGCCTCAGGGTCTGCATTCGGGCCTTGCGGCGGATTTTCTTCGGTGTTGTCAATTTCAGTGTCGTCAATCTCGATGTCCCCGCTCAGGTCAATACCGCTGTACGGGCTGTCCTGCGCAGTCGCCAGCCGTTCGCGTACTTCGTTATTGGTCACTGCTCCGGTGCTCTCATAAATCTGATCCGTTTCCGCCTCAGTTTTACGGATATTCGCCAGTTGCTCGCGCGTCAGCTCATGCAGGGGTTCAAATTCAAACGTGATATCAGGATCGATATCGCCGAACTCAGACAACTGGATAATATCCAGCACCTTTTTCAGCGGTTTCTTCAGAAGACGGGTGGCAAGTGCAGCAATGGTGTCGTAAAACACCCGGATTTCACCCTCACTCGACGCATTCAGTCCCGTTGGGCTCAGCCCGGCGAATTTTACGGACGGTATGGCACTGACAAAGAACATGTGTTCCTGTGCCTGCGCCTGAAGGGTGTCGAGGCCGCTCAGGGGAGTGTTGAACTGGAAAAACTCTTCGTTCGTCTTGTCCAGCATCAGCAGCCCGCGGTTATCACGGGTACGGTTAAACAACTCCGCGCGTTTTGCGTAATTCGGGTCCCTTTTACCACTTAATACCTGTGTCATATCCGTCTTAATCCCGCTCAGCGAAAACGAATGCAGCATATCGCCCACGCTGTCGCGTGTTCGCAGCCAGTTATCAACATAAGGCTCAGCAATCTGAACCAGTGACAGGCCGCCAAAGTTGTAGGCCGGCTTCAGCATGTCCGGAACCGGACGGGAGATCAGATCAATCATGCGGCTGGCGTGAACCGTTTTTCCCATTACGTACCATTCGGACGGACGGTAAAAATCATCACTCAGCGGATTATCCGCGTTATATATACCCGGATACGTCCAGACGGGTTCAATAACACGAAGCCCCAGCAGGGAACCTTTCGGGATTTTTTGTCGGAAATAAACAGTCCGGATCCCAGCTCCGCCGGGTCAGTCCAGGCAGATATACCCGATGGCGAACGCACATCAATATAAATCTGCCCTCGCCCGAAAAAGCCGTCGTGCTCAATCGCCAGTCTGAAAACGTCCTGTACGTTATAGTGCTCCAGTGCGTCAGTAAGCTGCGCTATGCGTGACGCGTGGCTGTCGTCCCCTTCTCCGACCGCCTTAACCTTTATCCACTTACGGGTCATCTCCTCGGCAAGCACACTGACCATACGCCGGTACTCCGGTAACTGCGCCTGAAGTGCCAGATACGGATAGCCCGGGAAACCACCATAAACAAAATCAGGATAATGACTGTTCAGGGTGTCATACGGTGTTGCATCCATTGCCAGCACAGCGTCGCGAACCGGTGCCGGGATAACGCCCGGTGGTGGCTCATAGCGAACAAACTCCCTCCGTGGTTTCTGCCGGACGGAAGCGATCACCTCATCGTTAATTTCCGGTGGCTGTGGTTCAGGTTGTTTGTCCGGTACCGCCGGCGCTGACGGTTCTTTTCGTTTAAACGGCCACATCAGATCCACTCCATAAAGTCATCAGAAATTACGATGGGCATTTCCATCGGGGCATAAGCAATCATCACAGAATCAGCCAGGTTTGGAGATTTCGTTCCGTCAGGTTGCTTATCCACAAGAATTTTTCCGGTGGCATTTTTTGACCAGGTAGGTTGTGACAGCTCCATCAACAGCCGGTCTTTATTTTCCATTGTGCTGCTGATGGAAATAATCTCATCCGGGTCATACTCCATACCCTGTAGTGCACGAAATGTATTGCGGAATAATTTGCGAAGATGCCACCACCCCTGGGCTTTGGCATTGACAAAAAAGTCCTTATTCAGACGAGCCGGTTTACCATTATCACCGGGAACAGCTTCATTTTCAGGATGAAACACGCTCCCGCTGCCCCGGAATGGAGTGGCGGTGATTTGACAGATGCCCTCCGCTTCACGCAGTTCGTTGATAGCGCGCGCATCACCACGAACGCCAGCACCCAATCCGTCCTCATCAAAGCGAAACTCATCGGCACCAAAGTCATCGCACAGACCAAAAACCTTAACCACAGAGTCATAGATGTCACTCCCCTTACCTGACCACTCCTGTACGTCATTCAGCAGGATGCCATAACGGAGCGAACAGGCGTTTTTATCCCGCCCTTCGTCGGCGACATCCATTGCACCAAGCCGTTGGCCGCCGGGCTGAATGCCCAGTCTGATATGTGCATCAACCGCAGCCTGTACCCATTCTGAGGGGATCAGGATGCCTTCTGCTGATGCCTGGTAATTAAGATCCAGTTCCTGGGCAACGATGACTGGGTTATCAATTTTCTCGCACTCCTTGTGATACCACTCATCGTCTTTACGCGGATCGCTACGCCAGTGAAACGTAAACACCGGGATTTTTCCACTGTGCCGCTTCTGTGCGAAGGGGTTGTTCATGCCGTTAACCGATGAGAGATCGATACGACATCGGGTTGTCTGAGAAAGCGCGGCATCAATAAGTAATGGTCGCTGGAGAAAAGCAGCCTCATCCACAAAATAAAGGGTCGTACGGTCACCACGACCGATATTATCGCCAGCCTCGCCTTTGATAACGGCACCAGTTTCAGGAAACTCAACACGCATATATGGCGCGTGCTTCTTCTCGCTCCACGAACCGCGAAACTCTACAGGTAGTGTTTCCACGAACTTGCGCGCCTTCCAGAACAATGCTTTCGGGTCACCGGTGCTGTCGACGTATTCCTCTTTACGGGAGCCGAAACCGATAACCATTTCTTTGTTGAAGAGACAAAGCGAGCAGGCCAGTCCGATCGCGGTCCAACTGAGCCCCATTTCACGGGATTTTTCGGTAATACCATTCTCCCGATTGCTCCAGCGTTCCATAATCCAGTGGATCCACTCCTCCTGCTTAGGGAAGAGTAAAAACGGAATGGTCACCGGCAGGCCATAATCAATATTACGCGGGTCCGTTGTCATGCCCCAGTCGATGATGAACTGAGCCGGATTGGTACGGTAAAACTGTTTTAGTGCAGGCAATATTTCAGGATTCTGGCGAATGCGCTGTAGGCGTTCCATCCGCCATTCAAAAACCATCTGGTAATCAGGATGTTTAAAATCGAAGGGGAATGGTAACGGCATACTTAGCCCATCATTTTTCTATACACCTCTGCGGCCTGCTCAGGCGTTAATTTGGTAATTTCTGTTCTGACTGGTCCTCCGTCAGCGCCAGTCACTTCATTTTTGACGTTGTCTTTAAACGCCTGAACAGAAACATGGCGCCCAAGCAACTCAAGGTTTTTAACCTTATCAGGCCATTTGATTTTCTTCAGAAGTGCGGCGCTATCTGCGGATACCATCTCCACGACATCCATTCCTGATAGCGTTGTGCGCCATACCTTAGGCCAGTCTTTAATGGGCTTTAGCTCACCGTTTTGCAGGAGAATGTCGAGCACATCCATCTGGTCGATTTCAACCAATCTACGAAGAACATAAGCGGCATCTATACCTACCTCTTCGTTTCGCTCGGCTTTAAGCTCAGCAATGCGCTTTGCGATATTAGCTTTTATTAGGTTTTTGCATCCTTGTACGGCGGCAGAATCCTCACTGTAACCCGCCCTGATGGCTGCTTGCGTGGCATTGAGATCTTTCAGGTACTCACGGGCAAACAGCTCTTGTTTGTCGGTGAGCTTTGCCATTATTTGTGCTCCGTTTATCCGTTAAAAGGGATATCAGTTAAGTTATCCCGTGTAGGGTATAAGCCATTATCAAGCCCACCCGTAGATAGGCTTTGTAATGAAGAGCCGTTGTGAAAGTAGCTCTCAGGTTGTCATTTTTTCCCTTTTCTGCCTACCTGCCCACTGTTTTGCAATGTACAGGCAGTCATCGAAAACTCGGCCTTTTCTGCTGGCTTGTGAACAACGGCGGTAATGCTCCACCGCCATGTCAGCGCCAGTCATAGCCGCGTTCTGGTCGTACCCAAGCTTTATTAACTCGGTTGTTACATTTTTATGTATGAAATCAATCGGAGTCATGCTGGTTTACCATCAGGGAAATCCCCCATGTCACATAGCTTGAACTGAATCAGATCCTTCACAAGCTGCTCAGCCTTTTTAATGGCCTTCTTCTCTTTCTTCCGACGAGTCATGAGAGCGCTACCTGCTTGACCGTGCATTTCAAATGAGAACTTCTCAGCAGCCGCGACACGGTTTTGCATTTCGCTGATTGCCATATCGGTCAGGCCAGAGAAATCGAGGAGGTTAATGTCCTTCCCGCCCTCAAGCTCCGTCATGTGGTCATACACCTGCGCCTGAAGCTCATAGCTGTAGCTCATTGCCATGAGGCAAGCTTCACGCTTGGGAAAATTGCAAATATCCCTCTCCACAACACCACCTGTTCCGTTGATATAGGTATCAGTTGCAAAAAATTTTGCAGCTGCATCCCCGAGGACCCTGGGTACTTTCTTCATGAAACTGCGGTGTTCGAGTTTGCGATATTTCTTACAGGGGAACGCAAGCCCCTCCGCCTCCGCTTTGGATTTCCGATCAGCATTAATGTAATCCACCATCTCAAGACTGCTCATGGTCGGGTATTCGCCAGAAGGAAGAACGGTTAATGATTTGTTCATGTCGGTATGTCCTTTAGAAAGTTGAGCCTGTTCGCACAGAAAAGCCGCCCCGAGATGGTCGCCACCATATACGGCAGTTCTCAGGCTCAGCTTTCTGAAAGACTCGGGATTGTTACGCGCTGCGATGCGCGGTTTACTGCGGACATATAAAAGCCCCGCAAGTGCGAGGCTCATTAAATTGACTTTGTGATTTGCAAAAAAATTATTTCAGGCACTGAGTCCTGATGTACTCCTGAAGCATTCTCAATGCTGTCTGGTCGCTGATGATTCCGTCCCGGATACCGAGAACGTTTCGTCCAGCAACTGGAGAGAGTTCGACGGTGGCATCATTGCCCATGCCGGAGGCGCTGGAGGTTTCGGCTGAGGATGGCACAGGGCATTTTCCTTTGACGAGCACCCGACCACCATTATCAAGCTTGCGCCGAAGAGCATCATTTTCAGCTTTCGCATCAGCTAACTCCTTCGTGTATTTAGCATCGAGTGCATCAGCAGAACGCTGGCGCTGCTGCATGTCAGTAATGGTTGCGTTCGCCAGCTTCAGTTCTCTTGCGTTTTTGTCGCGCTGCTCTTTGTAGGTAATGGCGTTATCACGGTAATGATTAACAGCCCATGACAGGCAGACGATGATGCAGATAACCAGAGCGGAGATAATCGCGGTGACTCTGCTCATTGCTGCCCCCACAAACAGACTTCACGCTCAATCTCACGACGGGTCATCAGCCCTTTCCATTGCTTACCGCCAGCATATGTCCAGCGACGTAGCTGGTCACATGCGCCTTTGATATCGCCCTGGTTTATTTTGCGAAGAAGCGTCGATGTTCTGAAATTGCCAGCGCCCACGTTGTAAACGAACGAGTAAAGAGCGCCGCGCGTTGTTTCCGGTATATCGACTTTGATGTACGGGTTAATTTGTCTGGCGACAGTGGCAAGGTCTTTATTCAGGAGAGCTTTGCATTCTGCTTCGGTATACGTTTTACCAGGCATGATGTCTTTTCCGGTGTGTCCGTGACATACAGTCCATACACCAATGATATCTTTGTATGGTATGTAGCTGACACCTTCCAGACCATCGTTACCACCTGGGCCAGTGATTAACACAGATGCTATAGCAACAGCCCCGCCACCAATAGCAACTGCAACAGCCTTGCGTAATGATGGCGACATTATTCACCTCTCGCAGCCTTACGCTTATCTTCTCTTATTTTGAAATACAGATTCGTCAGATAAGTCAGAAGCCCCAGAAGCAGACTTCCCAGCACACCAATCGCAGCCCACTGTGATGGACTGACCTGATCAAGCCACTGTAAAAACCAGTAGCCGGCACTGCCTGCGGAGGTGCCGTAGGCAATGCCCGTTGATATTTTGTCCATGGATTTCATAGCCTCACCTCCGCAAATAACGGATGGCGTAGTTCTTATATTGGGAAGGGAAAAAGAAGGCCGCAGCGTAACTGTCACTGATGAATTCAGGATAGCCAGTGGCTACGGCTCAGTTATGGTGCTGGTTAACGGACTTGAACCGCTACCCATTCGCTTACAAGGCGACTGCTCTACCATTGGAGCTAAACCAGCATGTTTGGCGGGACAGCGTGGACTCGAACCACGATAAGAAGGTTAACAGCCTTCCGTAATGACCTTTATACGACTGACCCAAATAAAAAATCCCGAAAGCAGGCTCTATTCCTATGTGCTCCCGAGTTTATGATGCGCATGTCAGTGCGCTTAGCGAAAAACGCCGTAAACCCTCGCCCGACAGGGCGGGGAGCAGTCACAACTTAAAGATGAGGTGGGTAAAAAACCGAAAGAATGTGAACGGATATAAACCTGCCATTCTTGAGTCAAATTTACCCAACTTTATTCAAAAAGTCAATATCATGCCGTTAAGATGTTGCCATCCGTGGCAATCATGCCGCTAACGTGTGACCGCATTCAAAATGTTGTCTGCGATTGACTCTTCTTTGTGGCATTGCACCACCAGAGCGTCATACAGCGGCTTAACAGTGCGTGACCATGTGGGTTGGGTGAGGTTTGGGATTAGCATCGTTACAGCGCGATATGCTGCACTTGCTGGCATCCTTGAATAGCCGACACCTTTGCATCTTCCGCACTCTTTCTCGACAACTCTCCCCCACTGCTCTGTTTTGGCTATATCAACTGCCAGACCTGTTCCGTGGCAATCTCTGCATCTTGCGCCCGGCGTCGCGGCACTACGGCAATAATCCGCATAAGCGAATGTTGCGAGCACTTGCAGTACCTTTGCCTTAGTATTTCCTTCGAGCTTTGCCACACCACGGTATTTCCCCGATACCTTGTGTGCAAATTGCATCAGATAGTTGATAGCCTTTTGTTTGTCGTTCTGGCTGAGTTCATGCTTACCGCAAAATGCAGCCATTCCGAATCCGGCTTGTGATTGCGCCATCCCCATAGCAGCCATCACATCAGTACCGGAAAGAGAGTCAGAAGCCGTAGCCCGTGGTGAGTCGCTCATCATCGGGCTTTTTGGCGAATGAAATTTAGCTACGCTTTCGAGTCTCATCGTCTTCCCCTCTTGCCCTGTTTGACCATCAGGACGCCGTTAACTATTACGTGACGCTCGCCTTTGCTGTCTCGGTTGTACTTGAGCACTGTTCCTCTTGCGCAGGAAAGCATCCTCGCCACTTCGGTCTGATTGCCTCGTGTCTGGATAAGAAGCTCTGGTATCGTTTGAATTGTGGCGTTCATACGTTCTCCAGTTCGGTGATTTTTATTCCAAGCCTTCCGCCTGGTACTTTCACACCACGAATTACGCGAATGTCATCGAATTGCTCGTCGTCTTCCGCAAATCCGGCGTGGATAAGAGAGTCGAGTAGCCCCTTCAGGATGTTGTCGAGGTCGCGGCGGCGGGAGTCTGGAACGTCTGCGATGACTTTGATGCGGAGTCGTGCTTTGGTGAAAATATCTAACTTGAGTTGGCGGATGATTTGCTGAACGTCTTTTCGGTATTTCTGGCCTTTATCGCTGATGTAGTATTGGCTTCCCCGTCTTCGCCAGTAGGTATTCAGCGATGGTGGGTATGGAAGCGTGAATCTGTACTCATTCATGCAGCCTCCCCTGTTACTTTCAGCATTCCGTTATCGAGCAGCTTTCTGGTCAGCCACTGTTGACCACGCCCGGTGATTTTTGTGGTGAACGATATCTGTATTCCGTGATTTGTGTTGACCGCTGTTTCTTTCACTGTGAAATAGCCGCGATCCATATATTCCTGCATTGGCACATTGCGCCGGGAACCTGAAGCAATAAGGATTTTGTGATCACGCATCCACGCAAACAGTTTGTTTGGGCCAATACCAACAACCTTTGCAAAGTTTCCAATCAAAATTCCGCTGGCCTCGCCAACGCGATCGGCAAACTCAACTTTAGGTGCGGCAATCGCGAGTTGTTGCTCCAGCTTCACTTTCTGCTCATATTCGTTTGCCCACGCTCTGGCGGCTTCAGCAGGGTTTGTGAAGTCGGGCAAGGCTGACTTATCTTCTTTTTGGCCACGAAAATAATTGCGAACAAGCTCACGTTGCACTCTCCACGCCGTCTCGTCGCGCAGGGTTTTAACCAGCATCAAATAGCCTGATTCAGTGAAAACTCGCATGCCACGAGGAGGAATTTCAAAACCCCTTCTAAAGGTATTTTCATGAAAATCAATAAAATATGTATCTTCCCTGTCTATGAAATACTCAGAGTTTCGCGCATAGCCATTTTGAATAGTGGCTACTGGAACCCCGTGAATATCAGCAATCATTTGATACGTAACAACACGCTCGCCATTAAACTCAATCGGCACGATTTCTGCGTTGGCAATAATTACGGCATTCATGCAACACCTCCTTCAACGACAATAATGCTGTCGCGCTTACCTTGTTCGCCTTCGAAGACGTAATGCTCGTACTGAACATTGAACCCTAAGTTATTGATTCTTTCGGAAACCTCAATTTGAGGAAGCCGGATAACTCCACTTTTAACCAGCGTTTCGATGGTACGTTTCACATTGTCATGACGCTTACCCACCAACTCAGCGATTTCAATGCTGGTCATTTTAATGGCGTTGCTATTTATCAGCTCGTTCATTGTCATGTCCTCTCATATTGAAAATTCAGCAATAAAAAACCCAGCCGAAGCTGGGTCGTTGCGTTGGCAATCTGTCAGTAGTGATGTAGTGAAGGAGGTAATTCTTTGTTCTTAAGTCTTACCCATGCAGAAAGATTCGTTGGTCCGTCTGGCTCATTAATATCAACATCTCGTGTGTGATTGATTAAAACGTCTCTCGCCATTCCGATAACATACGAGAACTCATGACCGTAGTCGTGGCATCTGCCGGAATAGTTAGACTGAATTTGTCTTAGCGCCGGATACAGTTCGCGGAATAATACCTGTGAGCGGTTGGCATAATCCCACAACCATACCAGACTGTTTGCATCTTTTGCAGAAAGCTCGCTGGTTTTCTTCTCGTGATGACCTGCGCTTTTCGAAGTCTGGCTGAAATAGCAGTCTTCCAGTTTTTCGAACACGTCCCATGCCTGATCGGTTTCGAGCATCTTCGCGTGACGAGCTGCGCCGCGTTCTGTCCAGAGGATGAGGGAGCGGGTTTTTGGAGAAATTTTCACCTCATTTTGCGACTCGTTTAAAACTAGTCGCAAATTTTTGAGCTCATCACCAACAGCTTTAAAGAAGTGTTTTCCCTCAATAAATCGAGATTTATTTTCATGGTGATTCTGCTGTATACGGATTGCTTCTGTTCCGTAAAGGCGGGCGAGTAACTCAGTTGTGATTACAGGAATCTGGTTATAAGTGACAGGGGAAAGGTTTTTGACAGCAACTTGAACAGTCATAACGACCTCGCGTTTCGATAATTTTTACCTCACCACCTTCAGGTTCCAATCATCGGGTGGCGAACTGTGCAGGGTTGGAACTACCGGTCGAAACATCCGGCGCACCTTTCGGTGCCCCCACACAGCCCGCCATAAATCGCGAATGTGACTGTGCTTAGCGCATAAAAAAACCGCCAGCGCGGTATGCACCGTTTCGATATCCGGGGTTCCAATCCCGACGCCAGATTTTGCTGGCGCGTGAGGAATATAGCCCCGGATATGTGTTGTCGTCAACTACAGGCCTTGAATGCATATAACGATTTTGTTATGTTGATACCTATGAACTACACTATCGAATACTACAGTGAAGATGTAAGGCTGGAAGTCGATCGGCTTCCATTGAGTATGCGTGCCCGATACCAACATCTCGTTGAACGTATGAAGATATATGGCAGCAATCTCGGAGAACCTCACACCAGCGCCTTTGGTGACGGGCTTTTCGAACTCAGAATTAAAGGCAACGATGGGATCGCGCGTGTTTTTTACTGCACTCTGACAGGGAAACGCATCATCATGCTGCATAGTTTTGTAAAGAAAACGCAGAAAACACCGCCAGCCGAACGCAAGAAAGCTGAAACCAGAATGAAGGAGGTTAAGCATGACTGGTAAACGCACTCTCCCCACCATGACACACGACGAAATGGCAGCCAAATGGATGGAAGACCCGGCTTTTAAAGCAGAATACGACGCTATCGCTGACGAATTCGCACTGCTTGATGAAATGCTGGCAGCACGCAAAGAAGCTGGCTTAACTCAGGCTGAAGTTGCCGAGCGAATGGGAACAAAAGCGACCGCGATCACCAGAATGGAAAGTAATCTCGCATCAGGTATCAGCGGCCCATCATTTGCCACCCTAAAAAAATTCGCCCGCGCTACTGGAAAAAAACTCCAGATCCGCTTCGTTTAACCACACCGCGCCGTCATTCTGGCGGCGCACCGGATAAATAGTCATTTCCTCGCACGATGTCTTAGCCACCGGATATCCCACAGGTGAGCCGTGTAGTTGAAGGTTTTTACGTCAGATTCTTTTGGGATTGGCTTGCATTTATTTCTGGAGCGTTTCGTTGGAAGGTATTTGCAGTTTTCGCAGATGATGTCGGTGATACTTCGTCGCTGTCGTCTCATTCGTACCTCCTGTCGGTAAATCTGACACCCTGACCAATAGCCCATGCTGTCGTGTACTCAATCAGACTTGCCATACGCTTCACACTCATCTGCGCGCTGCTTTCGCGAATGTTGACGTATTCGCCTTCAAGCCCGGGCAAAACATCAGCTTCCTGTTTTGTTGCCACTGCATGACCGCTGATCAACAAAACCTTCCATTGTTCCGGTTTTAACCATTTGCCGCACCATTGAACCTGACGAGCGATATCCGCCAGCATCGCGTGAAATTTTGCGTTCTGGTCAAGATTTCGCTTGTAGTCAGTAATGCGGATGGTGACTGGCTTGTCTTTATCGAGAGGAGTTGAGAGGATGGCATTTATTGCGGCTTGCTGTTGTTGCTTAGTTCGGAGGAAGATTGTTTGCTTCATCGAAAATTCTTCTCTTTAATTCCAGCGGCTCTGATAGCTTTCATTACTGCAATTACCGTTTTGTCACGCCCATCCTCATAACCCATCGCATAAGCACCTTCTTCACCATCTTTCCAAAAGTCGTCATTCGATTCGGGCCAGTCGATATCCAGTTCAATAGCTGCTCGCGATGCCTGCCATATCACCCAGGCAAACTCTTTTAATTCATCGTCTCCTGTGAACTGGCTTTTGTCTTTTGACCACCAGTTTTCAAACTGTCGGTAGCTATCGTTCACTTCCCTCTCCCCCAAATAAAAAGGCCTGCGATTACCAGCAGGCCTGTTACAAGCTCAGTGATGTAGATGGTCATTTAATACTCCGTCACGTTTTCCTGTCGCCACGCCTCGTCATATTCCGATTTCGGCATATTGGCGATGTAGCTATATGGCGATCCTGATTCAAGTTGCAGGAACTGGTGCGATTGCTCGTCAAGGAACAACGGGACACCACCTTCCCAACCTTCGCCGTTACGTTGTTTTTCAAGCATTAAAACAGATGCCGGAGATGCCAGTAGCTGTTCGTCCTTCTCTGACATCTTTTCACCACTCTGAACTCTCTGTAACGCTCTCTCGCGAGCCTTGTTACGCCAGATGATGAAAAGGTTGTCTGTCAGGTCTGTTATCGCTCCAGAGCCTTTTACGTCCATTTTCCCGGTTGGTTTTTCTTCGCTGTCTCCTTTTCGCGAGTGAGTAACGAGAATGACGTGGGAGTTTGTTTTGTTTTTGAAGTCGCAAATCGAGTCAACAAACGCCTTCTGCCCGTTATAGTCATCGTCGCCTATGCCACATTTCATCAGGCTGTCGATGATGAATAACTGGATCCCGTATCGGCGGCGAGCGTAGTCGAATATTTCGATCAGCCTGTCGGCTTTCGCCGTTCCGGTCAGGCCAAACACCCAAAGTCTTTCGTCATAAAATTTAAATGCAGAGTCAATTTCCAGCACTGGCGGAATCTTGCAGCACGTCGCCTGACGGGTAAGGCGCTTAAGGAGAATACCAGGCTTCAGCTCAAGTGACGCGATGCACGTCTTCACACCCTGACGCATTGCCTCAAGTGCCATATGCCCGACAACCTCGGTGTTATGCGTCGCCACATATCCCCTGGTTACATACAGGTGGCGAGGGTGATCGACCATAATACACAAGCATTCTGCATTGCCGATTTTTTCAACATTCCTGACGAATACCCCACAGCCCTCGAATCGATGCGCAGTTAATCTGCCATTGAGTCGTGGTGAACGGATGGCCTCCCTGATTTCTCTTGTCAGTCTGATTCTTGCCTCGTATGAATCCATCCCATGCCGCTTATCGTCCTTGTATGTGTATGTCACGCCAGTTTTAACTCGCGTCCGGCATGACCCGCCGAGTGAGTTAACCAGTTGAACAACCCCATTGCGCAGTTCTTCACTTGCTGAGGAAAAAACAAGCGTTCCATCCTTCTCGACATACCCATCCGTTTCAAGCAGACCACACAGCATGCCTATACGCGTTGATTTATTTGCGGAAAAAAACACACGAGGGATGAATTTGTTTTTTGCTGTGCACCCCATTAGTCCATAACCTCGCAGGGTCTCCATGAGTGGATTTACCTGACCACGCGCCGTTGATATCAGCCAGTCCTTACCATCTCCAGAGAAGTTGTAATCAGGCAGTTCAGCCTTCATACGCTCGATCATGTATGGCTCGACGTTTGAAAACTTCACGCTCCCATTGCTAAGACTACCATCCCCGAGAAGGGAGCCGATAACCCATGCTAATGGCTCTGAGTGGTCGCCAAAGTCACCAGTTATTTCAGGAATCCTAACGCCATTTTTGTGCCTCTTCGTTTCACTCAACCGCTTCAACCCGAAGGTATCTATCACGCGGCGTTTCTCGCCTTTCGTGAATCCACGACTAGTGACCTCCCATAGGTGATCGCCTGCGCAATCAACATAACGACCATCTTCAAATGTGACTCGGTAAACATCTCTAACACCCTGCGGGAATATCCCAGTGACAGTTGACGGATTGCCGTCTACTGACGCCACCTGATCGCCAATTTTTACATTCCCGTGAGTAGTCCATGTCCCATCAGCTAAAAGAATAGGCTCATTCAGTGGGCATGCCTTTCCGTGACCGTTCACACCATTGACCAGCGTCAACTCGGCCTCACGGAACTGGAATTTATCTGCCAGAGATTCCCACGGTGGATTAAACAGATACTGCTGCTTGCTGTAGAAAGCGTTGATAGTGTCCTGGTAAAACTCTCGCGCGCTGTAGAGTTCTTCAGGATCAAAGTAGGATGCCGTGCCGATGTACTGCCAGATTTCATCCTCGGTAACACCGTTCATCAGGCATTCGTTGATGTCTTTGTACGGCAGAGTAACAAGACGGCAACGATGTTCACCGAGTCGGCTTGCGATTTCCCTTGCGGCTTCACGACCAACATCATCAACGTCCATCGAGATGAATATTTCCTCAAACCTGTCGAGGTTGTGATACTCAAACTCAATCCACTGTTGCTTAGCGCCTTTCCCGCCACCAAACGGCACGGATAACGCCGAGATGCCGTATTGCGCATAGCTCATACAATCAATTTCGCCTTCGCAAAGCACAACCGCCCTCACGCCAGCGTCCAGAGCCTGCCATCCGAACAGGCAAGGTTCGCAATCACCTTCTGCCATAATGACTTTCTTCCCGTCCGGGCGCTCAGTGCTGATTCGCTTGACCTGCAACAACTCACCATCGCGTTTGTACGGAAGCACCAGAGCATCCAGTTCTCGTTCTCCATTCCACACCTTGCCGCTGACAACCTCGTAGCGCTTTACGACTTCTGGCGATATGCCACGCGATTGCAGGTACTCAAGATGGGATTCTGTTCTGGTAACGTAGTGGGCGATTTTCTTGCGATCAGGTCTGGAGAATTTCTTCTCACGTTTGGCATCGAAATGGTGATCGTCATCCTTGATACCGAGAAATGCTTTCGCTTCCTGCATAGCCTGATGCAGGTTAATTCCACGACATGCCATCCACAAATCAAGCATGTCACCGCCGTCTCCCTCAGCGAAATCAGCCCATTTTTTCTTGCCGCTAAGGTTGACCTTAAGGCTGTTTCCCTTGTCACCGTTGACGTTACCGGCAACCCACTCATGCCCCTCTTTCTTGCCATTTGGCAACAGGTGCGGAGCCACCCTGTCAACCTGCGCCCAAAGCAGGTCGCTAAGTTCACTTGGCCTCATGATTCCCTCAGATTGAGATTTTTAAACCAGAAATCGACAAACGAAATACTTAACCAGCCGTGGTTATAACCAGCGACCAGTAGCGATTTGATTTTTGATTTCATGGTTCACCTGTCGAAAAACACGTAGCCAGTTTTCGATACGGTAATTGCGGATGATGGTCTGGATTGTGGTTGAATGGTTTCTGGCTTCTCGTCGTTCCAGCGCTGACCGTTCAGGTAGCTCGACGGTAACAACCTGTCGAATCCGAACTGCTTACCATTCCTGCATGCAATATCGTCTGCCAGCATCGTGGCAAACTCGCTTGCCGTCCCCCTGGTAGTTTTACGCCATTCCCTGAACTGTGTTCTGAATGCCGAAGCTGCGTTTTTCTTCCCGGCTTTCCGCATGCCTGCACACCAGAATATTTCCTCGAATGCCTTGTCGGTTTCTTCGTGACGGTCAGGAGTTTTTTCACACTCCGTTCGGACATGTTCGAACATAATGTTTTTAGGTTCATTGACTGGTTCAAAAGAGTGATAGGTTCTGGGGGCAGCTCCTGCCCCACCCCGGGCAGCTCCTGCCCCACCTGATTCTGGTGGGATTTGTTGTGCATTATCCAGCGTCAGATAAAAAACGTTTGACTGGTTAAGCTCTCCTTTTCTTCTGCATTCCCTTTTCAAAAGCCCCATCTCTTCCAGTGCCCTAATGTGACTTTTTACTGTCGATCTGCTCACCTCACACTGGTCAGCGACATGTTGATATGAAGGCCAGCATTCGCCATTATCATTGGCGTTATCGGCAAGTTTAATCAGAATCAGTTTTCTCAGTGGGTTGCCAACCTTTATATTCATGGCCTTAGCCATAAGATTCATGCTCATTTTGACTTCTCCGAAGTTTTGTACCTGTTAAGTATTTCTCTCAGTGGCACAGCTATTTCTGGATTAACCCCCTGATAAAACTGGTCACGTAGCACATCTTTTCGGTGATTAACGCGTTTATTTTCCTGCGTTTTTCGCATATAATTACCTCGTTGGATGTTGTTAAAATTCCATCTGGATTTGTTCAGAACGCTCGGTCTTGCACACCGGGCGTTTTTTATTGGTGAGTCCATCAATCGCATACTTAAAAGCCCTGCTAATCGGACTGATGTCTGATGCCATTCCGAAAGCACACAAGACCGAAGCAATAAACCTCCAGTCCGTTCTGCTTATCTTCGATTCATGACAGCCAATCATCTTTGCCAGACCGCGCTGGGTAAGCGTTGACAGGTTGATGAGTAAATCTGTTTCTGCACGATCAACGTCGCGCTGTGATAGTTTGCTGTAACTTGTTTGTTCCATTTCTTAAGATTTCCAATAGTGAATAGTTAGTTGAAAGCTATGCGTGGAAACGCATATGGCCTTAGTTGGTCAGATATCTTGGGGCTCGCTTTGTCAGCGACGTAGGACGAATGCCCATTGTGAAAATAGCGGTGTTACTTATGCTGCCTGATTCGGTTTTGGAAACAGGTGTGGTAAATCTGGGCGAATTTCGTAAGCCTTGATCTGCCCTCCAGTGGCGTTAACGATGGCGGTAACTTTCTCTGGAGAAACCTGCCCGCCTTTCAGCCATTTGTGTACTGCTGGCTGCGTTACACCACACTTGTCGGCAAGCCGCTTTTGACTACCGACAATCTTCAAGGCTCGTTGAATTACTAAATTCATGAGCATACCTCTTTCAGTCATTACTTATAACCAAGGATAACCCAAGTTATAAAAGATAGCAATAACCTTTATTATTTTACTTTGGATAACCGTAGTTATAGATTTGTGGATATGAAAACATTCGCAGAAAGACTAAATGCAGCCATGAGATCGGCAGGGGTGTCGCAATCACAGCTTGCGGACATGGTTGGAATATCTCAGCCAGCCATACAGAAGATGTCATCCGGTAAAACAAACGGATCTCGCAAGATGGTTGAGTTAGCTAATGCTTTAAAAGTACGCCCTGAATGGCTTAGTTCTGGTATTGGTGAAATGAGGGATGGTACACATGAAGAACCATCCAATATCCGTGAGTCATCTTTAAAAGCTGTGGTATGGGAAGACATTAAAAAAACGATGACGAGTTTGTCGCATTGCCTCTTCTTAACGTTTCGCTTTCGGCTGGAAGCGGTAGCTGCGAGATAGAAGAATCATCAGAGTTCTCTTTGGTTTTCAGAAAGTACTATCTGAAAAAGATGGGGGTAACTGAAAGTTCTGCCAAGCTGGTAAGGGTAACAGGTCAAAGCATGGAACCAACTCTTCACGATGGCGATGTTGTTGGTGTTAACACACAAGATACCACCATCAGAGATGGTAAAACCTACGCTATTTGCCAGTCTGATTTGTTGCGAGTAAAAACATTAATCGCCACTCCTACATCGGTGATAATCAGATCAATAAATCGCGAAGAGTACCCGGATGAAGTAATGGATAGAGATGAATTTCATAAAACCGTAAGGATTATTGGCAGAGTATTCTGGTCATCGCATAGCTGGTAACCAGTGGCCTGAAGAAACGTTTGGGTGAGGAGGATAGATGGCGTTCACTGACCTTGAATATCAAGCGGTCAAAAAAGAAGTTCACCAATTCATTGAAAGCATAAGGCCGCCTGAACATATCCGCAATGAACTGGATATTGTTTATAGCATCAATGACCAAACGATAGATATCGGCGAACAGCGCCCCGTGTGGCAGGGCAACCCAGGTGAAACAAACATCCTGCCATCAGCAAGAATCAAGTACATACGTTCTCTGGATAGATGGAAAATCTATTGGATGCGGAAGGATATGAAATGGCATCAGTACAGTACTGAACTTTCGCTGACTGATGCGCTTGAGCTTGTGCGTGCTGACCCGGATTGCTGCTTCTTCGGATGAGTGAAGAGACATTTTGGTGATGGATGGTCGCAGAAGTGCGGCCTTTAATGTAATCGAAGAAAAGTAATCCTTGTAAAACTTGATTTGACTGTATTGTCACAAAGAAAGGAATCAACGATCGTTTCTTGGGTCTTGATTTGTTTTGACGATCAAATTAGTATTGCCTCATCAACTGTATGAGGCTTTTTTATGCAAACCAAAAGCTACACCATCAAAGCATTTCAGGACTTCTTACAGATGCTTCCTGAGCTTGGTATCGTCAATGATGCTACAGCCCGCAATCTCCGTGACTCTTCCCTGCGCCTTCTTACTGTTCTTGGGTCGGATTTCACCGATGCCGATATCCGTGATTATAGCGTTGCCAACTTAGCAAGTTCGTACGCAGACTCAGCAGAAAGCAAACCTTCTGAATCATCTTTGCAGGCATACAAAAGCCGAATGCAAAGTGCTATTGATAAATTTATCTCCTACCAGAATGGTGAGATTAATGTGTCAGTTGGTGATGTAAATAAAAAAAGGAGCGTAAAAAGATGGCACCTAAGAAGAAGGCGGTAGCTGACGTACAGGTTGGTGTAAAAACATTTGAACTGCCGATTCCATTGCGCGGAGATCTTATCGTCACCATTGGCAACCTGCCTCGCGACCTGACAAAAGATGAAGCCAAGCGTATCAGTCTGATTGTGGAATCTTTTGCGATGATTGATGGCGGAACAAAAGAATAAAGCCCCGAGGGAACGGGGCTTTTTGGGTCGGAAATATATCCAGTATTTCCGAAGTGTATGGAGGATTACCTACCGCTACACCCTTGGCAACCGCAAGCCAAGGATAGCGGTTCTCCCAACAAACTACAACCTGTTCGGGTAAACAGGCTGTATACAAAAACAGGAGAAAAGCTATGGCTCACGATGTTAATCGCGATGACTTCATCTACGAACACGACAAGCCGGTTTATGTGCGCAGTTACTGCCGCATACGTTTCGGTGAGCTCGAACATGTTCGTCAGCACTTCCGCTCTTATCCGAGCTGCTGAAAATAACTAAATCTCAAACCCGGCTTCCGCGCCGGGTTTTCTTTGCCTCGCGATCGTCCCCCATATTTAACAGCCGCAAATGCGGTAAACCACGAACCAACACGCCAGCAATACAGCGCCCCCCTTCCAATACCGACCAATCCGCAACATTTACAAAAATAAAATACCTTTATTATCCATCACTTATAACTTATTTATCAGAATCCATAAATTAAGTTATTGACCACCGCTATAACCTAGGTTATCTTTAAGCCATCAGCAGGACGCACTACTCACCAGGGCGGTGAATATACAACGATTCGAATATGAATCTACGGCGCTGACAAAGCGCAATAACCAAAGTGAACTTTGGGGTGTGGTGAAGGGTTCATGGACGGGAATATGTCGCACGTAAAGCGGCGAGGCCTGCGGGACTATTGCCGAATTGAAGTAGGCCGAAACAGGTCAAAATGGGTCTCCCACCTACCACACCACCAAAGTTCATCAGGAGGTCTATATGACACGCAGAACTCAGTTCAAAGGCAATTCACGTTCTCGTCGTCGTGAGCGTTTAAAGGCAAAGGCATTAGCTAACGGCGTGCTGGCCCGCGAAGAAGCAATAAGTTCAGAAGTATTACACCGCCCTACTCTAAGCAGAGCACAGATTCAGGCTAAAGGTACTCACGAAACGCCTGAGCGCATAGAAGACGCTAAGCCAATTAAGTTCATGGCACAGGACGTGATCTGGCAACAGAAAGAATACAGACGCAATCTGGAGCGAGCGGCCATTGTGTACGCGAATGAGTTTGGACATAAGCAACCAGAAACTGGTGTATGTCTTCCAAACGTAGCTCTTTACGCGGCAGGCTACAGGAAATCCAAACAGCTGACAGCAAGATGACTTGTGTTGGTCGCCAGAAAATGAAATCAGGCAGCAAACCACTTATTTGAGAGGAATTAATATGTCATCAATCCGCTTAACAACGAGAATAAAAGAAGTAATAGCACGCAACGCTTTAATTAAGTCCGGGGTGTTCACTGAACTTGAAGAAGTAACAAAGCTAAAGAACCAGCTTGCACTTGACGCCAGAGTTGTTGCGTTTGGCGGGAAGAAGAAAACTGAGGAAGTGGATCAGTTATCATCCAAGTTGGTAGCTATAAGTGAAGAACTTGAAAAGATGGGATGTTCATTTTACTCATGCGATGTTCGTTCTACTTCAATTTATCTGACTGTATCTGGCAGAAGGGTTGGATGGTATTCATATGGGAAAGACGGCAACGGCGAAGATATATTGCTCCCTACTCCGACCAGAGATAAATGCATGTTTAGCGCAGAACACGAAATAACAAAAAGGTTTGATGAAATCTGCGCATTGCAACAAAAACTTGAAGCCAGGAAAAAGGATATCGAATCAAATGTATGGGCTGCTTTGAACTCAGTCACAACAGTTAAGCGACTTATTGAAGTTTGGCCTGAAAGCAAAGAATTGCTACCAAAAGAAGCAGATAAAGCAAGTACAGCACTTCCTGCTTTACGGGTAGAAGATTTGAATAAGATGATTGGACTTCCTTCCGAGGCCGCATAGTTGGTCTTTATTTTTGGCACAAGCAACAGAATAAACACTGCACTGTATATTCATTCCAACGAGTGAATACACGGAGCAATTTAAAGCGTAAATAAGGAGCACACCATGCAATATGCCATTGCAGGGTGGCCTGTTGCTGGCTGCCCTTCCGAATCTTTACTTGAACGAATCACCCGTAAATTACGTGACGGATGGAAACGACTCATCGACGTACTTAATCAGCCAGGAGTTCCCAAAAATGGATAAAACACTTATGGCTATCCAGACTAAATTCACTATCGCCACTTTTATTGGCGATGAAAAGATGTTTCGTGAAGCCGTCGAAGCCTATAAAAAATGGAGGTCAAAATGATTCCGGTAGAGCTGGCGAAAACTCCAGAGTTAAGTCGATTAAAAAGAGAATATCACATTGCTGAGGCTCGTTACTGGCGTAAAGCGGGAGATAAATCAAAGAAACAACTTTGTTTATGGCAGGCACAAAGAGAGCGCATGAATGAGCGCGAGTTTCTTTCCGCCCCATCCGAATTACCATTCTGAGGTGAATTATGGATTTGAATAAATTCGATGAGCCATTCAGCCCTGAAGATATCGAATGGCGAATACAGCAAAGCGGTAAAACACGCGATGGAAAGGTGTGGGCTATGGTGCTGGCTTATGTCACGAACAGGGCAATCATGAAACGCCTGGACGATGTTTGCGGCAAAGCAGGATGGCGCAATGAATACCGCGATATTCCCAACAACGGAGGCGTTGAATGCGGCATATCAATCAGGATTGATTCCGAATGGGTAACCAAATGGGATGCTGCTGAAAACACGCAGGTAGAAGCCGTAAAAGGTGGTCGTTCCGGTGCAATGAAGCGCGCTGCCGTTCAGTGGGGAATCGGTCGGTATCTGTATAACCTTGAGGAAGGTTTCGCACAAACATCTCTCGATAAAAAGCAGGGATGGCACAGGGCAAAACTCAAGGATGGAACAGGATTTTACTGGCTCCCTCCATCGCTGCCGGGATGGGCAATCCCAGCATCAGATAACAAACCATCACCAGAAAATACCAACCAGAAATCTCCATCGGTTGACTGCGAGCAAATACTGAAAGACTTCAGCGATTATGCGTCAACAGAAACTGACAAGAAAAAACTCATCGAGCGTTATCAGCGTGACTGGCAATTAATGGCTGGCAACGAGGAGGCGCAGGCTAAATGCGTTCAGGTAATGAACATCAGAGTTAACGAGCTAAAACAGGCGGCATAAATGGCAAGCAGAGGCGTAAATAAGGTGATCATTATTGGTCGCCTTGGGCATGATCCAGAAATCAGATATTCACCATCAGGAACGGCATTTGCAAACCTTACAGTTGCTACGTCAGAACAATGGCGTGATAAGCAAACTGGAGAGCAAAAGGAGCAGACGGAGTGGCACCGCGTGGTAATGAGCGGGAAACTGGCAGAAATTGCCAGCGAATATCTGCGAAAAGGCTCTGAGGTTTATCTTGAAGGAAAATTGCGGACAAGAAAATGGCAGGATCAAAGCGGACAGGATCGGTTCACTACCGAAGTCATCGTGGGCGTTGGTGGAACCATGCAAATGCTTGGTGGCAAGCAAGGAGGCAATGAACAGTCTTCACCTCAGCGAAATGACGGTCAGCAACAAAGACAGCAACCTCAGCAGCAAGGGAATCACAGCGAACCACCTATGGATTTTGACGACGATATCCCCTTTGCACCAGTAACTCTCCCTTTCCCTCGTCACGCTATTCACGCAATTTAAGGACTTACATGAATCACTTGATGGTTGACCTTGAAACAATGGGCAACGGGCCATACGCGCCAGTTATTTCTATTGGGGCGGTATTCTTTGACCCGAATACCGGAGAAACAGGAGAAGAGTTCTCGGTAAATATCTCGCTTGAGTCATCAATGCGATATCGAGCGCGTCCTGACGCTTCAACGATTTTATGGTGGATGGAACAGAGTGAAGAAGCCAGAAAATCGCTAACCAGCAACACTCAGGAGCTTTCAACGGCTCTTTCATGGTTATCTGAATTCATCATAAAGAACGCTAACCACAAATTCGTTCAGGTTTGGGGGAATGGAGCATCATTTGACTGCGTTATTCTCCGAAACAGTTATTCGCTGACAGGGCAGCCAGTTCCGTGGCAGTGGTGGAATGAACGCGACGTAAGAACAATCGTCGAGCTTGGAAAGGTAATAGGATTCGACCCTAAGCGAGATATGCCATTCAAAGGAACTCGCCACAACGCGCTTGATGATGCCATCCACCAAACCAAATACGTTTCAGCGATCTGGAAAAAGTTAGCTAAATAATCAACAGGAGAAAAACATGCCAGCGCCTTTGTATGGTGAGGATGACGCGCGCCGCTGTTCCGGCAATTCCGTATCGGAGGTGCTGGATAAATTCAGGAAAAACTACGACCGGATAATGTCGCTACCGCAGGAAACGAAAGAGGAAAAGGAATTTCGCCACTGCGTATGGCTTGCAGAGAAAGAAGAGCGCGAGCGAATTTACCAGACATCAATCCGACCATTCCGCAAAGCCACATATACCCACTTCCCTGAAATTGACCCGCGCCTGCGTAATTACCGCTCACGCTATGGCGCTATCAGTAATGACTGAGGAATTAACAATGAAAACAATGAAGCTAAACATCGACCTCGGAAAATACGTTATTACCGGAACCAAACACGACCTGATTCTTAGTGAAAGAGGAATTATCAAAGAAGGTGAGAATGCAGGGAAAGAAACACTAAGCCGTATCGGTTATTACAGCAAGTTTGAGCATCTGGTTAAAGAGTTATGCAACCGTGAAATTCTGTTATCTCAGGCGCGGACGCTACAGGATATTCAGCAGCATATCGAGACTTTAGGTGTGTCACTTAGCATGGCCGTTGACCAGTTCGTGGAGAGTAAATCATGAGAGGACTTGCATACAATCCCGGCATTCTTCCGGCAGAAATGATTATTCGCCAGCGCGTAAAGCCAATGCCATCGAGAGAGAAATTACTTAAGAGAAAGAGTTTCGGTTCTGTTAATGACAACAAATATCTGAATGCTATGTGGCGGAGTGGGAAGAAATGAAACAAATGTCACTAATTGAGATGGATGGATTTCTGAAAGGTAAATGCATCCCACGAGATTTAAAGGTTAACGAAACAAACGCTGAATATCTGGTGCGTAAATTCGATGAAGTACGTGCTGAGGCTCGCAACGAGGGTATTAACTATACCGCAAGCCGTCTTGCTGCTGCGTTCAATCACGGATTTATCAATAAGTCTTTACGTGAAGTTTTCGACGTTACACGCATGATTCTGTCAGCGAAAGAAGAGTTGGCTAATGAACCGCATCCGATTGATGGCCTGTCTGGTGAATATGCGGAGAAATCCCTAGAAGAATGGGCGGAACAGATTCGCAAAGGAGGCAACCAGTGAGCAAGATTGACTATCAGGCACTGCGTGCCAAGGCAGAAAAAGCAACTAAAGGAAGCTACATCGTAGGGCATACATCTGTTAATCGGCATGGCAATTTAACAGGAGTTTTTGTTTGTCAAAAATGGAAAGGAGAACCCGGTGGTGTGATTGCGGAATGTCACGTTAACTGCCTAGGCTGTGTCCCTTAATTACGTAAGCGTTGATAAAAGAGTCGGATGCAGCCCAGTTTCACCATCGCCAGGTAATTTCTCGCCGTTTTGTCGTAACGCGTGGCGATGCGGCGATATTCTTTCAGCCGCCCAAAGCACCGTTCAACGACATTACGATTGCAGTACGCATCACGATCAAGCTGTGCACGTCCATCCGATGCCATTTTCTCATTTGACTTTCGGGGGATTACTGCCTTTATACCGTTATTTTTCAGCTCGTTGCGCAATGCGCGCCCTGAATACGCTTTATCAGCCAGTACCGCATGTCCACGGCGTTTCATGCTGCCGTTCTGACGCTGAACGCCAATCCCGTCCAGAAGTCGTTGCGCGAACTGGCTTTCATGAGCTTGTCCGGGGCTTAGCACGATATTTAACGGGAGGCCACTTCCGTCTGTTGCCAGATGGATTTTGGTGCCAAAACCGCCGCGAGAGCGACCCAGCCCATTATCTCCGTCGATATCGGGATGTTTTTTTGAGCACCGGCGGCACATTTCAGCGCCCGGATATTACTGCCATCCAGCGCGGTGGCAGACCAGTCAATAAAGCCGTTTGCATCAAGTAGCGAAAGCAACCTGTTGAAAATAATATTAATCACGCCTGACTTTGACCATCGGTTAAAGCGGTTATAAACAGTTTTCCATGACCCATATCGTTCGGGTAAATCGCGCCATGGTGCACCGGAACATAACACCCAGAACATGCCATTGATGATTTTACGGTGCTCAGCCCATGGGCGTCCGGCCCGTGGTGTGGCGGGTTCAGGAGGTAACAGGGGCTTGATGATGGTCCATGCCTCATCGGGAAGGTCGTAGCGAGCCATAGTTCAATATGTTGTGTAAACAGACAGTTACTATAGCTCAGATGATTAAGGGACACAGCCTAGTTGAAACAGATGCTCAGGCTTATGCAAACGCTGAATTTATTGCTGCTTTTAATCCAAATGTTGCGCTGGCACTACTGGATGAACGGGAAAGAAACCTGCAATACATCAAAAGCCGCGATCAGGAGAACGAGGAAATTGCGCTAACGGTAGGGAAGTTGCGTGTTGAGCTGGAAGCAGCAGAGAACAACCTTATTGATAGTGAATGCCATGTTGCTGAACTGGAAGAAGCGCTACGCGATAAGCAGGCGTTACTTGAAGCCTCAGAAAAGCGCATAGCAGAACTGGAGGCACAGACAGTTACCGTTAAAGAGGTTGGAGATGCTTGATAGTTTTGCGCTCGTTGCACTGGTTGGCATTGTAGCGTTGATTTGGGTGACATCCGGGAATCGGAGGCATAAGTGAACGACAAAGAACTGATTAAAGAAATCAAAGAGCGTATCAGCAGTTTGGATGTGCGAGACAATGTTGAACGCCGTGCTTATGAAATTGCTCTGGCATCGCTGACAGCAGAGCCGGTGGCGTGGAAGGTAACCTTCACGCAAATTGACCGTGAATATAACACGTTCACTGGTATGTATTCTGACAAAGCAGAAGTCGAACGGTGGGTGCGGCTGCATAAAGCATGTAATTTTCGGGCAGATATAACACCGCTTTATACCGCCCAGCCAGTGCCGGTAACTCCGGATGCCTGGATAAGCTGTAGTGAGCGAATGCCAGAAATGGGAGAGCGACAATGCTATGTGTTAGCAGCTGACTTTAAAAACAACTACCCACCAAACATCCCCAACACTCAGGTCGGCGTATATGGCGACTGGTTTAATGATGGCAATCCCACTTGGGATGACGGTGATGGCGAAGACCTGTATCTCAAAGAGGTAACCCACTGGATGCAGCTACCAGAACCGCCGCAGGAGGTTAACCGTGGCTAACCTGCAACTTGCCGTCAAAGGTAAATAACAATCCTCGCACTCGCGGGGATTTCTTTTATCTGAACTCGTTACGGCGAGTTCACCGTCAAGCTTTCTTCAATGCAAAAGCCAATGTGAGGACGCTATGAATGCTCAAATTTCTGTTGAAACACTTTCACCAATCACCTACAAACAAACCAACGTCATCACCAGCGAACTATTGGCGCAGTTGTACGGAACGGATGTTGTGCGCATCCGGCAAAACCATCATGAAAACAAGTCGCGCTTTGTTGAGGGGGGTAC